ATCAAACAACACCAAAGTGGCATCTGCACCAGTACCAAAAAACGAAATACCTTTAACGCGGTTTCTTCCAAGAACAAAAAAACCGCTTTGGTTTAAATGCCCCTGTTTTACATTAGTTGGCATCGTCATAATAATCTCCTACAAGGGGGCCGAAGCCCCCCTACTTAGTTTTGCGTTGCAGATGGGTACATTACGCCATCAGAACCACGGACAATATAAGCAATGATCAACGTACCAGAGCCGGTCGTCACCGAAGTGCCGCTAACCGTAGCAGTGATGATTGCATCCGTAGTACCGACGTTAGTTACTTTAGCCGCATCAGCAACCGTGGTAGTAACAGACATTGCGTAGCTGCCGCCAGTACCAGAAGTAGGCGTGATCGTACCAATCGTCGTTGCGCCGTTCTTGATGGTGATCGTAGGCGAGGTGCCGTTAAACACAACGCTGTCAACGATTAGCTGAACGGACGTAATACAAGCGCCAGCGGGGAGAACCGCCAACGTAGCCGCAGTAGTGTCAGCAAATGTAATTGGGTCAGTCTGGGCAACAATCGTTGAACCCAAATTCTGAATAGTACCAGCAGTAGTGCCGGTGGTGTTTTTAACGGTGCCCAACAGCCAAGGGCCAAGGTGAGTAGCGAATCCCATGATATATCCTCAATTCAAAACTTGCTATCTTTGAGGTAAGTCCGCCTAGTCGGTTAGCAAGTCGAGTGGTCTAGGTGTGAACATTTATAGCATACAACATACAAAAAGAAAAGGGGGCTTGTGGCCCCCTTCCCCATACCTAGATCAGGTCGATCCGGGCGATCCAAACATACCAAGAGGATCAGACCAACCGAACGAATAACGCTCGCGGGCCTTGTAACGGACGTTACCCGTGTCAAAGTCTCCATCCATTCCGGTGCTCATCGGAGTACGGACAAAGTGCTTAAGACCGTTAGGCACATCTGTACACAAGAACCATGCGTTGGTGTCGGTCAAGAAGTGATTAACAACATAACCATCAGGGATTGAACCCATCTGCTTGAGTGCGTTGATGTCGTTGTCGGTAGTACCAATCCGGAGTTCGGTATCCAACAGACGCTTTGCAACGAACTGCAATGCTGGAGGAATAACCATCTTCTTTGGCTTAGCGGCGATCAACAGACCACGCTCGTCGGTCCATGCGGCGATCTGAATAACTGCGGCCTCAAGCGAGGTCTCATTCAGGTCAACACCGGTCGAAGGGCGGTTGCTGTTGGTAGCACCGTTAACAAGCGGGTGATCCGTTGCAAACAAAGCTTTTCCGTCGCCACCGAGGTAGGAAGCAGAGAAACCGTTGTTAAGCGTGGAAGCACCTTTAACTTGCTTGGTGTAAGACATAGCGCGTGCGAGGGCCTTGGTGTAACGAGCCGAGAGGCTGTCATACAGGTTGTCCTCAACAGCTTCTTCCGTCAGGGCGAAACCAAGGGCGATAGTCTCGTGGCTGTACCGCGAGGTCCATGCTTCTTGAGCGTTGTCATAGATGATAGCCGCGCCTTCGTTTTTGACCGGAGCAGCACCAAAAGTTGACAACTTGGTTTCTTCCTCGAAAGAACGCTCAGAGCGCTCGATCTCGTAAAATTCCTTATGCTCTTCACCGTAGCGGTTGTACTCAACACCAAACAAGGCATTGAGGCCGGGGAGAAGTTCTTTAAGTAGTTGTGAGCGTGAAATAGCCATGATTTACTCCTTAGACGCCAAGCGAGTTGTAGTACGAATGGACGCCGACGTTGAACTTAACAATCAAGTCCGGGTAGGTGTCGGTAATTGACTCGCGCGCAACGTCAACAATACGCATTGCAAGAGTCGAGGTAGTGGCCAAGTTGCCACCGTTAGTAGCCACATCAAGCAACATTCCGGAGTTACCCGTGGTGGTGCTTCCCGAACGGAAGGTCTTCAATGCTGCGTTCTTACCAATAGCGCCATAACCACCGTTGGTCAGCGTGCCGAAAGCAGCGTCGCCTTGGATGTAGAACAGCGTATCAGGATCGTCCACAACACGGATGTACACGTCGGTATAACCGGCAGTGATAGCGCCAGATGGGCAGTACTGAGCGTACTGAGGCTGGTTCAGCGTGGGAGTGACATAACGAACACCGATACAAACACCAACGATACCAGCGGTAGCATCAGCAGAAGTAGCGGGGATCTTGATAGCAACAGGAGAGGCGTTACCAGCAGCCAGAGTCTGCGGGTTTCCTGCACTGGTCAACTGAACTACGTCGCCGGTGAAGAAGCCATAAGTGTTGTTAGTAGAAAGTTTGTACTCGCGGAACGCGCCCGCGAAGACTTGACCACCGATCAAATTGACCGGGCGCAAGCCGTAGGGAGAAGCAATGCTAGCCATTTAAGACTCCTTAATTTAAAAATTACCTGTTAAAGCCACGTGTAACAGTCGACTTAGTGTCTGCAAAAAGTGGCATACGAGCATCGTTTTGACGCATGTAGTGGTTGTTTACTGACTCAGATTGTGCGATAGCCTGATTAGCGTAATACTCTTCACGAGCTTCAATAGCTTCATTAGGAGACTTACAGAGCATCAAACCACCAATCTCAATGTTTCCTGACTTGTTAGTTGCGAAGGACATCTCAGGATGATCCTCAGAACGTACTGGCTCCCAGCCCTCGTGAAAACGCTTGCTAACATTAGACGGCTCAGACTGTCCCATAACGTGCGTCATAATCCACCGAAACCCATAACCCGGAATTGGGCGTGGATCTGGCAAAGAGCTAGGAGGGGTATATTTCCTCCGGGCTGGAGCAACACTACGGGTAGTTGATTCACGAGAAGCACGTTCAGTCATAATTAGCCTCCAAGGCGACCAGTTGTTTAGCATATTGCTCGGGTGTAACACCCAAACGTCGAGCCACACTGATTTGCGAGGTAGTCAGTTTCACTCGGCGCGGTGCGGTAGACCGCGTAGCTGGGGCAACCACGCTTTGTCCACGTGATTGTTTTCGGGGTTTCTCCACACCAAAATAGTCTGGGAAAACATCCCTAATGCGAGAGTCAATTCTCTCGTAATAAGTTTCACTGCGGGGATCAACCCCCGATTCGACTAGCTTCTTATGCACACCCAGCGCAAAGCTAGTCATTTCATCATCGCTACCAAACCATGCGTTACGGGCTTGCCACCGTGCCGCTTTTTCGTCTGGCTTTGATTGCTGAGGCGGTGACTGACTATATACAGAATTATCAGCCTCTTGTAAAGCTGGTTCATCCGGCATGGCTTTAACTTGCCTGTACTTAAACTGTACATCGTTAAAACTTTCTTGCGCTTCAATAAGCCTATCAGTATCACCAGACTCATAAGCCTCTTTAATAGCTTGCTTAGCCTTTTGCATCTCGGTTTCAGCATTAGTTTTAGCCATATCGACATAGGTTTTATGACCCTGCGAGATGACCTGCTGCAGCCGTGTGGCGTGGGCGATAGCTTCTTCTTTAGCGCGAATAGCTTCTTCTTTGGCTCGTCGCTCATCATGGTAGCCATGCCGTAGCTCTTTGATGCGTTTTTGAACTTTACCCCCGTATTGGGACAGTTCTTCGTCAGAAACATCAACTGTTTCTTGCCCAATAGGCTTACGATTACGGTCCTGTTCAGGCGTATCGTCTACAATTTCGACCTGAATATTGGCCTCATTTTCCATTGGACTAGTGTCCAATTCGTCTGGAAACTTAAATTCTTCCATGGTTTACTCCGTATTAAACCCGCGAAATGCCGCGTGGATCGTCAACAACTGCCTCAACTTGATCATCAGCGATCAAACGAAACTCTTTTCCGTAGATTTTTACCCTTGAACCAGCATATGGGCGGGTAATTACGAAGTCTCCCTCCTTGCAGCGTGCCCCGCTCGGGAATTTATCTGCATCTTGGTACGCTTCTGGGCCCATTCTTAGGACAAAAAGCACCGGTGAGGAAATTTCTTCCATTCTTTTAGTGTCTGAGGACTTAATCAGACCAGAATCGAAGGTTTCGGAGGCGTCTACGAGCGCGCAAAGCAAAAAATACCCTTTTGGTTCGGGTAATTGCGTTGGTTTTTTAACTTCTTCAGTCATCAGAGTGTTCCATTTGGTCAGCAAGGTCTAAAAGTAAGCGCTCTGCGGTGGCTAGACCCCGAATTACCCCGCAAAGATGTCGATACTCAGGAAAATCTGTACACATACCCGTCGCAAGGTCATCAGCGTAGTCATTTAACTGCTGGCGAATGCGATCCCTTAGCACGTCTAGAACTGTTTTAGCCATTTACTTACCCTGTGGCGGTTGTTGAGCTGGTTGTGGTGGTTGTAACGACTGTAGCTGTGC